CTCTACAATACTTTTAAGTTCTTTGTGATACTCTTCCTTGTCTGTGTTAAGATCTTCAGGTACATCCCATTTAAGTTCAAGTGTACCCTTCTTTTCTTTATCTTTTTGGTAAGCTAAACAGTAGTTTCTTAAAATTTGAAATGTATAACCTTTAATTTCATTATATTCATCTTTTAAAGTACCATCGTTCATCTTCTCTAGTATCTTTACCCAAGTATCACCAACTATATCTTTTCTAATATGAATTGGAATAAAGTTACATTCTTTAATTCCAAGTACTAGACCATTTAATTGTTTTTTTAATTCATTATAAGATTTCATATATGAATTATAATATATTATTTTTAAATCTGTTATTTAGGTCAGGAATAATCAAGTCATCCCCCTACCCCCTTATAGAAGAATGACTTAACCTAACCTTAATCGTTATTTGAGGCTGATAATTTGTTACAAGTCGTAGAAGAACAGGGAAAATCATTTAACAGGATTTGTAAGGTTATATCCCTCCTTTACATGCTACTGCCCACTGACTTTCGTATAATAAATACAAAACAATTTGTAATTTATCTACTAATATAGAAAAAATTTATAAAAATATTTTTTAATAAATTAAATCTATATGAATTTTAAAAAAATAATTTGTATTTTTGTAAAAAACCAAATACCATGATAAATTTTAAAAACAAAGAAGAAAGATCTCATTATGATAAATCTAGATATGAGAGTAGAAAAGAAATTAAATCCAAACAATCTAAAGAATGGAGAGAAAAAAATCCTGATCGTTATAAACTTTTAAATGAAAAAAATAGAGAAAGATTAAAAAAAGAAAAAATTGAAGATAGAAAAAAACAATTAAACTATGATAGCTTTGAATGGTTTTTAATACCGTTATCTAAAAGACCATATTATATCAACAAAGAAGGAGTTATTATTGATCAACATTATAAAAAAATGACCGTACATGAAGACAAATATGGATATCAATTTGTTTCTTTGTATAATAAAAAGATTTTATATCATAGAGCAATTGCATCCGTATTTGTTCCAAACCCTGAAAATAAACCTGAAGTTAATCATAAAAATGGGATTAAATCAGATAATCAAATTGAAAATCTTGAATGGGTAACTAGAAGTGAAAATATTAAACATTCTTTTGAGGTCTTAAATAAGAAATCTAATTTAGTTGGTTGGAAAGAAAAAAAGAAAAAAAATCTATAATAGAAATTTTACTCAACTAAGGTATATTTAATAATAAAGACCTATGAGAAAAACGATAATAGCTTATATCCTTTCTTGTATAGAGGAGATTGAAGATTTAGAGGAGTTAGGATCTAATATAAGAGGTTTAGAAGAAGTGATTGAACAAGAACTTGAGAAGGAGACAGATAATCTCTTAAATGTATTATTTTTCTACATAGTATTATTTGATAGTGACTTCCAATTAGGATTTGAGATGAAGAGAATCTATAATGAAATAAAATATTATTTTGATGAATATACACCAAGTACTAGTACAGATAGCAACTAAGGGATCTATCTACGACGAAATACTCACAAATATACTCTCACCCAACATCCACCTGAAACCAGAGTTAATTTCGGAACTTGCTATATCATTCTTAGAAAACGAAGAAAAAGTTAATGAGGTAATCAAAGCAAACTATTTCATTTATTATTTTGTAAGAGCTTGTCAGAATAATGTAAGATCAAATACCAGTCCATTTCACAAAAATGTTAGAATCAAAGACAATATGTTCATAGATAATATTGATATTGAAGATTTGACCGATATTGAATTAAAAAAAGAAAAAGAGGAAAAGTATAAGCTCATAGATAGAAACTACATTAAAATCCCTAAGAATTACTTTCAGGACATATTATGGACCAAATACTTTATTGAAGGTAAAACACATAGACAGATTGGGAAGGAACTTGAAATATCCCATTGTCTAAGTTTCCACGAGATTAGAAAAATTAAAGAAGAATTGATTAAAAAGATCAATGATGATTTGATTGATTGAAATAAAATACCTATTTTTGTTGTATAACTTTAAAACGACAAAATATGTGTAATATCACTGATAACTTTTATGAAGACCTATTCTTTGATCTTGAATATCAAGAATACCTTTACAGAAAAAACTTAGAAAGAAATCAACAGATAGAAGAACATTTCTATCTTGAACAACAAGCTTACGACCTTCAAGCAGAACAATACTTCAAAGACCTTGAACAATTTGAAACTGCGATGTTAGAAAAGGAATATCGTAAAATTGAAGAATGGGAAGATTTACAAACCGCTTAATAATAAAATCATGGCACAAACAAAAGAAAGACAAATCGCAACACAATCAAATCTTAAACTTGTAGTAGAGTATATGAACTCTTGTGGAAAATGTTTAAGTATGGTGGAAATAGTACAGATCACAACAGTTCTAAACGACTTTGTGGAGAATGGATATTCCAAATCACTAACAGATCGTTTTGAAAAAATTGATCAGATAGTATTTAATAAGAAACCAATTTAATTATATTTATATTACTGGCATATCAAATAGGGGGGAGTTAATTGTTCGTTTTTCACTTAATGCTGTCGTTTTAAAGAACACTCCCCCCTTTTATTCCTTGAAAACTAAATATTGTTTTTTATAATTATAGAAAACAATAAGCATGATTACACAAGCTCTATACGACAAATTCCACAAATTAGCTACAATGCAAAGATTCACAAAATCTGATGCAGAAGAACTACAAGCCGCAATTCAAAAATTTATAAATCCAAGATATTCCGTGTGTTTAAAATGTGCTCAACAATTAAAACATGGACAAAGAGTTATTTTGAATTGGTTATCAGCACAAGAGATAATTGAAAATATACCACCTGTAGTAGAAGAAATACTAATGGATGAACTCCTACCAATTACGGCTGCTCCCGTAGTGGATGAGGTTGAAGCAGATAAAGTAGGTTGTACTAAATGTAAAAGAAGTAAAAAAAATAAATCATAATGAAAAAACCTAATTGGGATATTATCTATACACCTGAAGAAGCAAAAAGAAGATATGACTTATGTTTAATTGCTATTGAGAAGTTATTAGGTCTAAATGAACCTAACATCAAGGATATGTTGGCAATCGCTTCTAAAAGGACTTGGGATGAATATGTCTATACGGTTAATTTAATTGAATCAGCAAAATACTACCTAAAGTTTTTTCAAAAAAATGAATTAGATTTTCTATACTTACTATATTCCAAAGATTTAGATTTATACAAAATAGGAATTACAAACGATATTGATGTAAGAATAAAATCAATTAAAAATGAAATGAAACTAAAACATTTAGACCTTGTATTTCTTATACCTGAATTATCACACTATGAAAAAATTTTACATAAAAAATTTAGTGATTTGAATGTACCAGTAAAAAGAAAAAGAAATCATAGGGAATGGTTTAATTGTAGTGATGAAATCATAAAAGAATTTAAACAATTACAAAATGGCTAAGAAAAAAAACCCTGGTGGAAGACCACTAATATGGACTGAAGAAAAAGTATTACAACTTGGGGAAGAACTAATTGAATGGTTAAAAGCCAGTGATGAAAATATTTGGTTTGAAAGATTCCTATATGAAGTTAAGGATCTATACCCACAGTTTATTTCAGAAATGAAACAAAAGTATCCAAAGTTTTCCGAACTTATAAAAAGAGCTAAGAAAATCCAAGAGAACAAGATTGTGGATGGTACCTTCAAACATAACATAAATGCAACGATGGCAATCTTCGTATTGAAAAATCATTATCAATATACAGATAAACAACAAACAGAACTTACCATTACGGAGCAACCCCTATTACCTGAGGATGACGAATGAGTTACAAACAAACTACAGCATTAAAGAAAATAAGATCATTAAAGAATAGAATTAAGGTGATACAAGGAGGATCGTCAGCGGGGAAGACAATTGCGATCCTCATTATACTTATAGATCGTTGTATCAAAGAACCTGGTTTAGAAGTATCTGTGGTTTCTGAATCAATCCCCCATTTAAGAAGAGGAGCTCTTCGTGATTTTTTAAAGATCATGAAAGAGACAGGTAGATACATACCAGCAAATTACAATAAAACTTTATTAAGATACGAATTCAGTAATGGATCCTACATGGAATTTTTCTCCGCAGACAGCGAAGAGAAGCTTCGTGGA